CCGAGGTTGATGCGTGGTTGCGAAACCACAAAAATGTGCGCCGACGTAAGAAAATGATGTTGGCAAACTGCAACGCCGGGTGGGTCTCACGCAAGCTGCGTGAACGACCAATGATGACTGCCCGATGTGCAACCAAGAATGAACCAGGCAACAAACGCAGGCCACTACGGGCAGCTGACGATGCATCATACGCCATAGCAAGTTACGCATCAGCTGGAATGGAAAAGTACCTGTCGATCAAGGGGTCAGTCATGCGCCAGCGGCCCAGCGACGTACGAGAAACGACAAGGGCGGTGACGCAGACGCAGCGGATCACAAACGCAGTCAACCTGTGCATTGACTACGCTGACTTCAACAACACACACACTGTCAGACTGCGTGTGCTGCTCAACTTGGCATTGGCCAAGGCGAGAATGAAAACTGCAGCGCATGAAGCAGCGTGTGCGAGTTTGTGGATTGCTCGTGCGCACTTAAACCACTACGTCGACGGACACCTGGTAAACCAGGGGCTGTCGAGTGGTGAACGCGACACTGCTAGGGACAACACGATGCTGCACAACATATATAGCACAATGGTCAGACATGACATGCGGCGGCGGAATGCCAACCACAACAAACACGGCACGACACAAATGTGCGGAGACGACGAGGTGCTCGCTGGATGGCCGTGGTCAGCATGTGAGGAGTACGTGGCACTGCACAGGGCACAGGGCCACGAGGTACAGGCACGCAAACTCATGACGTCACGACAAGTGGCCGAATTCCTACAGTACAACATGGGACCAGGGGCCAATATACCGCAGCAGCCATTGGCACCTGCAGTCAATAACTTCGTGTCAGGGTCGTGGTACAAAACAGCAGCATACTCACAAGCTGCATACCCACAGCAAATTGCTGAAGCATGTGCCAGCGTTGTGCGACGCGGCGGCGACACACATACGATGGCAGGGATCACTGCCGCATCAGTCAATTGGCTGTGCCGTGGCAGGCAATGGCGCCGTGCGTTAGCACACACCAATGTCTTCTGGGAAACAGGCGTTGCCATGGCTGAGAGTCTGACGACAACTGACCAAAACGCACTGAAGGACATCAGCCCGGCAATGTTTCCAGCAATTGCTGAATACACGCAGTTGATCAAGTCACGCTACAACTTCCCTGCGGCCATAGCCCAAGCTGTTGCACGCTACGCGTACAGCAGTGTGACCGAAGGCGCTGCGGCCGACCTCAAGACAACCACACATGAACTTGGTCATGACACTGAC